CCGTTTTGTTCATTTGTTTTCACGTTAGCCTTGTTTATAGCAATTGGCTGAAACTCTTAAGAACATTCACTCGTCAGAAGCTTTGAGTAGGTTAGTTGTATCATCATTCTTTGTCTGATCTTCTTCCTCTTTTTCTTCTTCTTTTATTTTTATTTTCCTTTTCATTTTTATAACTTTATTTCCTAACTTCTTTAGTGTTTTGGCATTCTTCAATTTTGGATTTATGGATAATTGTTTGACCATCTTTATCAATTTGGCTGAATTCCCATCTGTAAAAGTGACTGGTGTAACACTACGGTCTATTTTTGCTTCTACTTCTATGGTTGAATTGTTGTAGTTGCATTCAACTTTGTAAATGCAACCTAGGAAAGCATTTTGTTCATTCCATGTGGCAAGGTCAAGTCGTTCAGATTGTGGAGATACTACATAATACTGGAGTCCATCATCTATTTTGTACCTCCAATTTGTATTACCATTAGACCCTATTCTCATTTGTGTTATGATTGGTATGTATTTGTCATCGGGATCACTTGGTAATATATATATTAATGCTCCCCATGAAAACTGCTTGTACTGACCATTCCCAACACCTTGAGAATTGTAGTAGATTGGTATGGTTTCTATTGGTGCTGGTTCTGGTTCTGGGGGTTGTGTTGAATGTATTGGTGTGTTTGCAAACTCCCATACATAGCAGTCATCTGGAATCTCAACCTCAGTACCTTCTATGAAATAAGCGTTGTAAGGCTCTTGGTCTTCCTCCTCCTCATCAGGTAATAATGTATCAACTTGAATTTGTGTACCAAGAGGTATTGTATTTGGATTGTACTGAGAAGTCTGGGGTGAGGCCATAACCACTGTCCTGTGCACTGAATTTGAAATATCTTTAGCTTTTATTAGTCCAGTGGATGTAAAAAGGGCGTTTGTACCTATTGGATTTTTGAGAACGTAAGTGTATGATATGTAAAAGTATCCAGGTACTATTCTTTCTTTATTTTCATTATAACACCCTTGCGCTATGGCTATAAAAATGAAGGGATTTGATGTATCTGCTAAGTCACCACCAACTTGGTAAAGATTCTTCTGTAAGTTTGATCCTAATATAATTGATTTGGTGGTTGTCATAAATGCTTGAGTCATAAACCCTCCATTTGATGTTTGCAATGTTTGTTGCAATGCATTCTCACTAGGTGCTTGTTGCCATAACGTGCCTCCTATTACTGTACCGACTTGTGTGGACCCACAGTGTGGAACATAAGTGACTGATAATGCTATTGGCCTGTAATTTTGATAAGCTGCCGCCATATTGGCCATTCTTGTTCCAATCCAATATGCTGGGTTTGCTGTGATTACTGTCATAATTGGTGAATCCACATTGGTTGCCAAAGTGTCAGGGATTTGGTAAATCAGATCTCTTCCTGAAACTGTCATTGATGTTGCATCTTGTGATATAATTTTCCATTCTTTGTTGAAGTTCTTAGTAAATGCTGCTGGTAATCTTCTAAATCTTCTGTTTACCCTAACACCCCGTAGTATTCTTGTTCTCCTGGCTTTTCTCCTGTTGTTTGCCCGCTTCTGTCGAATGAATCTTCTTAATCGTTTTGCCTTTTTGGAATTTGGTTTAATTGTAGCTTGCATAATTTATTATGCCCACCAAGGATTTCAATTCTTCAGTATCAAATTCTGCATTTATCTGTTGATTTATGTATTGTAACTCATCCTTGGTATTAAATTCCTTCCTCTGATTGTATCTTGCTTGCATATTCTCCCAATAGCTAGCATAAACCATGTCTTCAAAGTTCTCCCTATCTTTTATTCCTATTAGTTTTGCTAGTCGTTCGTTCAATTGCTCTGTATATCCAAAGTCATAATTATATTCTCTTACCTTCTTTGCCTTCAATTTTTCATATGTATGTTGGTAGTAGTCTGTTGAAATGTTAGCATTGTTCATGATTCTGGCTGCTTCTGCTCTACATGCATATGCCATGATCATAAATATATCTATATCTGGATAATTGATTTCATAACTCACTGCTTGATCTATTAAATACTTCACACGCTGCCTTGCTGAGTAATTTTTAGTCTTGATTGCATATTTGGATAGAGTGAATAATTTCTTAGGATCACGTGTGAGTGTTATTCTTTCTGTAGTTGTGGGATCTACATACCATGCTCTAAGACTACAGAATTTGAAGGAATTTGGTCCCCCTATTTCCAAGAATTTACATATTTGTCCTAATCCCCCTTGTCTGTCATCTATATCCTCATATTTTCCTGTTGGCTTGGAGAGGAAATAGGTTTGATATATGGACTTGATGAAATCATCTGGTATTGTCTCGTTGTATAGTACTGAAAAATCATCACCCTTAGAAAACAAGACATAATCTTGGCCATATACCAATCCGGACATGTCATTAGCAAATTTATTGTATAATGCCATCCTAATTGTGTTTGCTAATGTTGTATCACAGTCTCCGGAAAACACTGTGCCTAGGACTTTGTATGTGAGATAAGTCTTGGGTTTTCCATTGACGTGATA